TATAAATGCATAGTATTGTTAAGAGATGTTATGGATGTGTTAGCAAGTTATATAAAATGGTACACAGAAAATCCTGATGCTTTTCCTAATAAATTTGGTTTTACTGATGAACAAAAACTTATGGGTTTAATGAACGATGGAGGAGCGGTTGCTAAAAATTTAAAAGCTATACAAAATTCTTTTAATTATAAAGATATGTGTTGTTATATTAAATATGATGATTTAGTTACTAACCCAGAAGTTGAAATAAAAAAAATTTATCAATTAATAGATGAACCATATTATCCGCACAAATTTGAAAACTTGCAACAATTAAATATTAATGGTATAGGTTATGACGATACAGAACTAGGAAAGGATATGCACACTATTAAATCAACAATACAGAAAATACCTAATCCTTATAAGGATAGGATACCTAAAACCATAAGAGAAAAATATGAGCATATCAGATTTTAGGTTTGTATTTTTAGGACAGTCTGTATTAAGATACAAAACCCCTATTCATATTCAACAAGTAATCAATCATGTCTACGAAACTAAATTACATCAATTACCACCAGCTAATAAACAACTAGTTGGTAAAATAAATAAAGAACATAGTTTATTTTATAATGGAGAAGATCAAAGTAAAATAAAAAATCACATTAGTTTACCACAAGATGTTTTATTGTGGTTTAATAGTATGTTTAAACATTATTTAGATTGGAATAAAATACGTGGTTATAACATGCATTTAAATTCTATTTGGGTTAATGAAATGAAAGAACACGAGTATAACCCAGTGCATGTGCACCAAGGATCATTGTTTACTGGTTTATCAAGTGTAATGATTTTAAAACTTCCAAGTTCTTTTGGTGTAGAATATTCTGCATCTGATGCACCGCAAAACGGTAAACTACAAATATTAGGGTCTGCTAGTGGACAGTTTTCAAAAATAGATTATCAACCAGATTTAGAAGTAGGAGACTTTTATGTTTTTCCATATGACATGAGACACTGTGTTTACCCTTTTAATGGACCAGAGACTAGAAGAACACTTGCTGCTAACTGTGATGTGCAATACAGTCCAATAACTAACAGAGGAGTAAATTAGTGTACGACAATCAAATTATAAAAGAACCTAAATGGAAAAGTTGGATCATACAAACAACGCAACCATTGTTTACACCTGATCAATGTAGACAAATTATTGAGTGTGGGAGAAGACAACCTCCTCAAAAAGCACAAGTTGGAATGGGCAAGCCAGGCGGTGGCACAGACACAAGTAAAAGAGTCACGACGATATCTTGGATACCATTTAAAGAAATGGGACACATGTATCAAGATTTAGACAGATTTATACAAAGAGCTAATTTAAATCATTTTGGTTTTGACGATGTTAGGATTACAGAAAATGCACAGTTTACAGAATATCCTGTAGGTGGGTTTTATGATTGGCATATGGATTGTGATACACATATGGAACACGAGCCTCCTGTTAGAAAAATATCTATGACATTATTATTGAATCACGAATCAGAATTTGAAGGAGGACATTTAGAAATAGGAGGACCGAATAAATTTGCACCATTAAAACAAGGTAATGCATTATGCTTTGCATCTTTTATAAACCATAGAGTACAACCAGTTACAAAAGGTGTTAGACAATCTTTAGTTGTTTGGTTTGGAGGAAGACCTTTTAAATGATTAAAGAACAATTTTTTCCAACAAGAATATATGGTAAAGATGTTAAATTAGATAATCAATTATTTGCTAATGAGATAATTGAATGGTCTAAAAGAGACCCTGGTGTTAAAAAAACAAATAGAAACGGTTGGCACTCTACAACAGAAATGCATAAGATTTCTGTATTTAAACCCTTGGTGGATGAATTGTTTGTAATGATGAATGAGATATGGAAAGAAGAATGGTTAGATAGAGAACCAGTGCTAGGCAACATGTGGGCTAACATAAATCCACCAGGAGGCTACAATGCTCCCCACATACATGCGAACAGTCATTTTAGTGGTGTGTATTATATAAAAGCATCTAAAGATTCTGGTAAGTTGGTTTGTAATGACCCAAGACCAGGAGAACAATTAATTATGCCTGCAAGGGTTAAAGGAACTCCACCAAAAGAATTATGGAGAGAGGTTCATTTAGATCCTTTTGAAGGAAGAATCATAATGTTTCCATCTTGGTTGTGGCATAACGTTGAACCAAACAAATCAAATGATATAAGGATATCAGTAAGTTTTAATTTTATACAACATGGCTTTTAATAAATTTCAAGTAATAAAAAATGCAGTGCCTTATGAGCTGGCTAATTTTATATTTAATTATTTCTTGCTCAAAAGAGATGCTGTAGATTTTATGTACAAAAATAACATAACTTACGATAATGGTTCTCTTGGAACTTGGACAGATAAACAAATCCCAAATACTTATTCACATTACGCAGATATGGTGATGGAGACTTTGCTGATGAAAGTATTACCAAAAATGCAACAAGAAACAGGTTTACAACTAATACCAACTTATTCTTACGCTAGAATATATAAAAGAGGAGACATACTAAAAAGACACAAAGATAGACCATCTTGTGAAATATCTACTACGTTAAACCTTGGTGGAAACCCTTGGCCTATATTTATCGACGGCACGGGGGCTAACAACGTCATAGACGAGTATAAAAACATTGTTAAGCCAGGAGCCCCAGAAGGCACGAAAGTCTTGCTTGATGTAGGGGATATGCTAGTATATAGTGGCTGTGAACTCGAACATTGGCGGGAGCCTTTTGACGGGGACATTTGCGGTCAAGTATTTCTACATTATAATCATGTAAATGGCCCATTTGCTGAAAAAAACAAGTTTGATGGACGACCTATGTTGGGTCTACCATCGTTTGTAAAATAGTATTATAATGAGGTTATATGTTACAAAAAATAGGTTTTGCACCTGGAATCAATAAACAAGTAACACCAACTGGAGCAGAATCACAATGGATAGATTGTGATAATGTTAGGTTCAGATATGGTACACCTGAAAAAATAGGTGGTTGGAAACAGTTAGGAGATGACAAGCTTACTGGTGCAGGTAGAGGACTTCATCATTTTGTAAATAGTTCAGCTAGAAAATATGCTATTATAGGCACAAACAGAATTTTATATGCATATTCCGGAGGTGTGTTTTATGATATACACCCAATTAAATCCACAACAACACTCACAAATGCATTCACCACGACTAACGGATCATCAACTGTTACAATAACTTTCAGTGGAGATCACGGTATTGGTGAACAAGATATTATTTTATTAGATAGTTTTTCATCAATAACTAATTCTAATTTTGCAGCGGCAGATTTTAATGATAAAAAATTTATGGTAACAACGGTGCCAACAAGCACAACTATAACTATTACGATGCCATCAAACGAGTCGGGATCTGGCGCAACAGCATCGGGTGGCATCAGAGTGCAACACTACTATCCTGTAGGACCGGCTGTTCAAGCAAAAGGTTTTGGTTGGTCGCTTGGATCATGGGGTGGTGAAGTAGCAGGTGAACCCACAACAACATTAACAAACGGTATCAATGATACTGTAACTACAGGAATTATATTAGGAGACGTATCGCAGTTTCCAAGCACAGGTACGAATTTTATTAAAATAGATAATGAAGAAATATCTTACACAGGTATATCTGGTAATGAACTCACAGGTGTAACTAGAGAAGTAAGAGGTACAACAAAAGATGCACATAGTGGTGGAGCAACTGTTACAAGTACAACAAACTTTGTAGCATGGGGAGAAGCTGCATCAGGTGACTTGGTATTAGAACCTGGTATGTGGTCTTTAGATAATTTTGGTGACAAAGCTATTTGTCTTATTCATGATAGTGCCGTATTTGAATGGAACTCTGCAGCATCAGGTGCAGAAAATACTAGAGCAACAATTATATCTGGTGCACCAACCGCATCAAGACACATGATAGTATCAACACCGGATAGACACTTAGTATTTTTTGGAACAGAAACAACCATTGGAGATACATCAACACAAGACGATATGTTTATTAGATTTTCAGACCAAGAAGATATAAATACATATACACCTACAGCAACTAATACAGCTGGTACGCTC